CCCGTGGGTGTCATGGTTGACTCCCTACGCCGTGAGTTCGACATGCCGATCAACAGAGCAGGCCGGACGCTCGGAAGAGCAACCGACATCGAGACCGCAATACTCCCATGCCTAAGCTGACCATCACCTCCAACGAAGACCGATTCAAGGGCTTCCGCTACTTCTGGCTGAAGCGTGTAAACGGGTTTGATCCGAAGCAGCACTGCGCACGTTGCTTGAAGGGCAGCTACTTCCCGGACGTTGGAACAATGCTCCCGATCAACCAGGCGATCCAGATCGAGGCCGATCCGGGCGAGGTGCTCTACCTCTGCGGCGTGTCCGCGCCCTATCGCTGGGAGCGGAACTTCCACATGGCGCTGAGGGTGGAATACGGCGCGGCTGTCCGCTCCACGCTCTACACCGGCGACGTGGTCGAGATCGCTGGAGCCGATCACATTTCGTTCGACGACACCGAAGCACGTCGCCGATTCGCGCACTTGGGCGAGGCGTATCTCTCGTGCCGGAACTTCCAATTCGGAGCGCATCATTTTCGTGAGTGAAGAAAACCAAGCGACTGCGGGACAACTCACACCGGATCAGGCCGACCGCATCCGGGCCGCGACCATTTCCAACATCGTGAAGAAGATCAAAAAAGGAGGAACGCCGACAGTCGCCGAACAGAAGCTGCTCGAAGAGGCGACGGTCACGCCGAAGATCGGCTTGAAGACGGCGACCTGCACGGCTGGCGAGCTGGCCGAAATGTTCGGCTACGACAAGAGGCGCATCGAGCAGTTCGCGGACGAGGGCGTGGTCGTTCGGGTCGCGCGTGGCAGCTACTCCGTGTGGGACTCGATCCGGGGCATCGTCCACCACCGGGAGACCAAGCGGAAAAACCAATGGGACGGAGACCCGGACTCACCCGAGGGACAGGACTACGAAGCCCACCGAGCGAGGCTGACGAAGGCCAAGGCCGACATCGCCGAGATCGAAGCCGATCTACGCAAGGCTCAGGTGCATGACGGTGGGGCGGTCATGGCCGTGTGGGCCGACATGATTTCCAACGCAAAGGCGAAGCTCCTCTCGATGCCGACGACGCTTGCCGGTCGCGTCCACGGCGAAGAGTCCCTGGAAGCCATCCGCAACCTCATCGAGGAGGCCGTCATCCAATCACTCAACGAACTTGCCGAATATGATCCGAGCCTCGCTACCGACCGATACGTTCAAGAGCATCGCGGCTCTTTGGAAACCCCCACCGAAATGGACGACGAGCCAGTGGTCGGACAACCGCCGAAGGCTAAGCAGCGAAAGCAGCGCCGAACCCGGGCAGTGGCGAACGAGCCGAGCTGAGTATCAGCGCGGGATCATGGACGCGCCCCACGAACCGGGCGTGAAGCGGACGATCATCATGTCGTCGGCGCAGGTCGGCAAGACCGAGATCATCAACAACACGCTCGGGTATCACATCGACCACGATCCGTGCCCGACTCTGGTCGTGCAGCCCACGATCGACATGGCCGAGACGTGGTCGAAAGACCGGCTCGCGCCAATGATCCGCGACACGCCGGCAGTCCGCGACAAGGTGAAGGGGGTCAAGTCGCGGGACAGCGGCAACACGATCCTGCACAAGACGTTCCCGGGTGGCCACGTCACGGCGGCTGGAGCGAACGCCCCGGCCTCGCTCGCATCGCGCCCGGTGCGCCTGGTGCTTTGCGACGAGATCGACCGCTTCCCGCCGTCGGCTGGCACGGAGGGCGACCCCGTCAAGCTCGCGGAGAAACGCGCCTCCACGTTCTGGAACCGGAAGATCATCCTCGTCTCGACTCCGACCGTGAAGGGATCGAGCCGGATTGAGAGTGAGTGGGAGCTGAGCGACAAGCGGCGGTTCCACGTGCCGTGTCCGCACTGCGGCGTGCCGCACGTGCTCGCCTGGGGCAACGTCAGGTTCAAGCGTGAGAACACCGCTGACGCTCGGATGATCTGCCCGTCATGCGAGGAGGAGTTCACCAACGCCCAGAAGAACGCCGCGGTTCGCCGAGGCCGATGGATCGCGACCGCGCCGTTCCGCGGCATCGCTGGCTTCCATCTGAACGAGCTTTACTCGCCTTGGAAAAACATTTCGGAGGTGGTCGAGGACTTCCTCGAAGCGAAGGATGACCCGCTCAAGCTGCAAGTCTGGGTCAACACCTCGCTGGGCGAAACGTGGGAGGGCGGCTCCGAGGTCGTCACCGAACACGAGCTGATGGAGCGCGTCGAGAACTACGCGGCACCGGTTCCGGCTCGCGGCCTGTTCCTGACTGCGGGAGCCGACGTGCAGCCCGACCGGATCGAAGTTGAGGTGGTGGCGTGGGGATCGGGCGAGGAGTCGTGGAGCATCGACTACCACGTGATCAACGGTGACGTTGACATTCCGGAGGGGCAGAAAAACAGCCCGTGGAACGACTTCACCGACTACGTCCGCAAGCGGTGGCAACACGAGAGCGGCGTCGATCTCGCGGTCTCCTACACCTTCGTTGACTCGGGCGGAACGGATGGCGCCACGCAGTCGGTCTACAACTACGTGAAGCGGCATCGAGGCGACCGCATCTTTGCAATCAAGGGGCGCGGCGGTGACGGCCTGCCGATTGTGGGGCCGCCGAACCGGAAGCGGTCGGGCAAAGCCAAGAGGCCGGTCGATCTCTACATCATCGGAACCGACACCGCGAAGAGCGTCGTCTTGCGTCGGCTCAAGCAGTCCGACCCGGGACCAGGCTACTGCCACTTCCCGGCAGGTCGGGACGCGGATTGGTTCCGCCAGCTCACCGCCGAGAAGCCCGTCGTCAAGTTTGTGAAGGGCTTCCGCAAGACCACGTTCGAGAAGCCGAAGGACAGGCGGAACGAGGCGTTCGACTGCCGAGTTTATGCGTTCGCGGCGTTCGTCATGGCTGGGCCGCAGCTCGACAAGATCGCCTACCGGATCAAGATGCAGGCGGCTGAGAAACCCGCCAGGCTGATGGCAGCAGCACAGCCCGCACCCGTGAGCGCACCCGAGCCAGACAAAACCCCGCTCGACCCACCGAAGGTGCCCGAGGATAGTCCCGAGAAGCCGCGACGTGCCAAGCGTCGAGGTTCGTTCGTGAAGAACTGGTAACCATGATCAAGGGGGAAACGCTCAGAATCCAAGTGGACGACGCCGAAGCAACGGCTGTCGAGTTCCGCCTAGGTGGCCCAGCGACCCGGACGATCACCGCGACGAAAGCCGGCATCACGTGGCTTGGGAGCGCATTGACCGCCGATTGGGTGGCTGGGTTCTACGAGTGGCAGGCGTGGGGAACCTACCAAGGCGGGCGCATTGGCGTCATCTCGCGCGGCAACTTCAAGCTCGAAGACGTGCTGGGTGTCGGTGATCGACGCAACATCGCACAGCGCAACATCGAGGCCGTGCAGGCCATGCTCGAAGGTAATGCCGGGGAAGGCGTACGCCGATACCGGATCAACAACCGCGAGCTTGAGCGCTACTCGGTGGCCGAGCTTCTGCAACTGCTCTCCTACTGGAAGGCCGAATACAAACGCGAAGAGCGCGCCGAGGCGGGACGATCCACGCTCGGGCCACGAATCGCAGTCCGCTTCTGATCATGGGCATTTTCGACAAAATACTTCGCCGCTCGCAACCGCAGATCGCGGTCGCGCCAACGCCAGAAAAACGCGTCTCGATGAAACGGATTTTTCAGGCAGCGAGCAACACGCGGCTGGAGCAGTCATGGAACGTCACGCCGACCACAGTTGACGCGTGGATTTACCAGCACTGGTCAACCCTCGTGGCGAGGTCGCGGGAGCAGGGACAGAACAACGACCACGCCCGGAAGTTCGTGCAGCTCTGCCGTGACAACATCGCGGGGCCGATGGGCTTTGCGCTCATGGCAAACATAAAAGACCCGAATGGCACGCCCGACACACTGGCGAGCGACGCAATCGAGGACGGCTTTGCGCGGTTCTCGAAGCGCGGGGTCTTCGACGTGACGAAGCAGCACAGCCGGAAATCGGTGGAGCGTCTCATTGCGTCGACCCTCCCGACCGACGGCGAGTTCATCGCCATCGCCCGATATGGCCGGAACCTGAACGAGTTCGGATTCGCGGTGCAGATCGTGGATCCAGTGTTGCTCGATCCCGCGCACTACCAAGACTTGGGCAACGGTCGTGTCATCCGGCACGGCATCGAGATGGACGAGAACAACGCGCCGGTCGCCTACCACTTCCGCCGCTTCGATGAACGCCAGATGGGATACATCCAAGGCCTGAGCCGCGACTACGACCGCGTGCCTGCGGAAAACGTGTGCCACATCTTTTTGCCCGAAGTCGTCGGCCAGAAGCGCGGTCTTCCGTGGATGCGCACCGCTTTGTGGCGCATGCGGATGCTCGGTGGGTTCGAAGATGCTGCCCTCGTCAATGCCCGTGTAGGTGCGGCGAAGATGGGCTTCTTTCGCAACCCGGACGGTGACGACGTGGACACCGACGAGCTGCCAATGGACGGCGACCCAGGCACGTTCGAGGACATCGGAAACCGCGAGTTTGTGGCGTTCAATCCGACGTTCCCGGATCAGTCCATCGACCCGTTCACGAAGACCATGCTGCGCTCGATCAGCTCGGGATTGAACGTCAGCTACAACAACCTCGCGTCCGACCTCACGTCCGTGAATTTCAGCTCCATCCGCCAAGGCGCGCTGGATGAGCGCGAGGTGTGGAAGGGCTTGCAAGAGTTGCTCGTCGAGCAGTGGAACGAATGGCTCTACGAGAAGTGGCTCCAACGCGCCTTGCTCGCCGAAGCCGTCACCGTGGCGGGCAAGCCTCTCCGTTACGACCGCATCGCGAAGTATCGCGCCGTGTCATGGCAAGGCCGTCGCTGGGGATGGATCGACCCGCAAGCCGAGATGGCCGCGAACGAGAAAGCCATCGCGATGCGCATCAAGACTCGCAGCGAGGTCATCCGCGAAACCTCTGGCCGCGACTCTGCCGACGTGTGGTCGGAGTTCCGGCGCGACGACGACGACATGGAGGCACTTGGTGTCACGCCCGAGCCGCCGCCTGGATCACCGATTGCACAACCAATGAATTCACCGGCCGAAGAATGAAGACGAAAAGTTTTAATTTAGACATCGAAGCCGGGACGACCTACCGTCGGACGCTGCGACTTTTCACGAACAAGGAGCAGACGAACGCGCTCAACATTACCGGCTACACGTTTACCGCCTGGATCACTCGCGGCACTTACAAGATCGAGTTTTCTATCAACATCACGAACGCTTTGAATGGTGTTGCTGTGATGGAGCTAGAACCCGAGCAAACGGTAGACGCTCTTCCCGGTACCTATCTCTGGGATATGCTAGTAAAGCTGCCGAGCGGCGACGTGAAGAAGTATTTCAAAGGTGAAGCGACAATCCATCCAACCGGCACAAGACTCGAAATCGAATGAACGATATCTACCTTGTTATCCAAGACGACGAGGAATTGCTGAATAGCAATATCTACCTTGTTATCCAAGACGATGAGGAATTGCGGGTTGTTGAGATCGCCGAGCAAGGACCCGAAGGTGTGCAGGGAGAAACCGGCCCACAAGGCCCACAGGGCATACAGGGCGTCCAAGGCCCGAAAGGCGACACTGGAAACACCGGTCTGAAGGGTGACAAGGGTGACACTGGGAGCACTGGCCCTAAAGGTGACAAGGGTGACACTGGCGCACAAGGGATTCAGGGCATTCAGGGCCTAAAGGGTGACACTGGAAACACCGGACTTAAGGGCGACAAGGGTGACACTGGCGACACTGGCCCGCAGGGCGTCCAAGGCCCGAAGGGCGATACCGGAAACACTGGGAGCACCGGCCCGAAGGGTGACACCGGGAACACTGGCCTAAAGGGCGACAAGGGCGACACCGGAGACACTGGCCCGCAGGGAAGTCAGGGTATTCAAGGCCCGAAAGGTGATACTGGCTTACAGGGCATTCAGGGCATTCAGGGTGAGCAAGGCCCAGCCGGTGCTGACGGTGCTGACTTCGCCGAGAGCTTCGAGACCGTCTCCAAGAACCTCCGGGCCTACCCGTCCACCTTGTCCTACTCTGGCGGCAACCTGACCAGCATCACCTACGCCTTGGGCGGCGGCCTGACCATAGTGAAGACCCTCAACTACACGGGAGCCAACTTGACCTCCATCGTCCTGTCGGGTAATACCCCTGGCGGAATCTCGCTCACCAAGACTCTAACCTACTCGGCGGGTAACCTCGTCGGCATCAGCTACTCTTAAACCTATGGCATTCGCACTCGGAACTTCAGCAGGAGCAGGCACGATCAGCATCCCCGCAGGCGGTCGCGTCGTCACCGGCGTAGGCACGGCCTTCTCGGCTGGCAATGTCGGCGCCATCCTTGTGGTCGGCTCCCAGTGGGGCGTCATCGCCACCTTCACCAGCACGACCAGCGTCACGCTTGACCGCCCGGTGGAGACTGCCGTGAGCGGCGCGGCCTACACCGTCTCGGCCAACTACCCGATCATCACGCAGTCGGGCACGGATACCAGCCTTTCGGCGCTCGCCACCTTGCCGGGGGTCGCCAATCTGAACCTCGGCAACGCGACGATTTACAACCCCGTCAACACTCAGTTGAACGTCACCGGAACGCTCTCGTTTGACGGCCTGACCGAGAAACTGGTCTACAACAACCAGACCGATACGGCGGTCGGCGGCACCCAGCGCGACAACGACATCCGCGTATCTGGCACGATGACGGTCAACCTGAGCACGGTCGTGAACGGCGTGACGATTTACGCCCCCGACTTTGTCTACTTCTCACGCCGTCCCGCGCCTTCTGGTGGCGGCGGCGAACACCAGATCAACACGACGGGCTCGTCGTTCTACATTGTATCGACCGGAACCGTGAACCTTACGGGCGGCACCTACGCCATTCGCCACAACTTCGCCTGTCAATCGGGCGGTCGCTTTAACGTGGTCGGCTCGCATTTAAAGGGTAACGGCTCTCGCTTCTGGATGCAGAACGGCAGCATCACCAGTTTCACGAACTGCACGATTGAGAACTTCGCGATTTTCTTCAACTCGTTCCCGACCACCCTCTCGGGCGTGACTTTTAAAAACTGCCAGCAGATCACCAAGGAAGTAGCCCACTCGGCTGGCTTCGACGCAGCGCCAAACGTCATCCTGGCTCCGCAGTGGCTCGCAACGACTTCTCCGATCATGAACATCTGGGGCGGTGCTTGGCTGCGGGTAAAGAACGCCAGCGGCGGTAGCTCGCTCGGCGTGCTCGATAACGCGGTGACGCCCTGGGCCTCCGGCATCTATGACTATGTGCAGGACGTCTCGTTTACCACGAGAGACCTCGCGGGAGCTGGAGTGGTCGGCTTCAAGTTCTACGCGTCCGAAAGCAACGACGGCAACCGCCGCAACGTCCGTCAGTATACGGGCGTCGGTCCGTTCTACGACAACACCGACATCCGCACTATGCTGTTCACGACGGCCACGGGCGGCGTCAGCAACACGATTGAGATGCGGTTGAGGGCGGGTGTCACGACCTTGACCCCTACCGCGACGCCGGGATCTGGCGGCTTGGTCACGACCAACTTCGGCCAGACGACCAGCGATGAGTATGACTTCTTCGGCATCGGTTACATTTACAACCTGTCGCAGAACCGCATCCAGTGCCGCGCTCAGGGGCCGCTGTCGATTTCCACCGTCGCGCTGCCTGACCTGTCCATCACTCAGTCCAACATGACGACCGTCTCGGCCTATACGTCCTTGGACACGGCGCAGCAGCTCTACGACTTTGCCAAGTTCCACCTCTACACGAACTTCGCTGGCCAGTCGGCTACCTACGTCACCCGGTCCGGCAACGTCATCGGCGCGGGCTCTTTGAACGTCATCATCAACCAGTCGGCAGCCAATGTCCTCACGCCGAGCGGGTCGTCGATTGCCATCAAGTCCGCGAACTTCACGGGAAGCATCACCACCTCCGGCTCGGTCATCCTAGCCAACGGCTCGGTCGTATCCAATAACACGGTGAGCGCGCCGAACGTCATCCAAGACATCCCGACGAGCCTCACGGGCGTGACGATGACCGGGAACCTGAACTACAGCACAAACACGCCGGTGACCATCACCCTGACCGACTGCGACATCCAAGGCACGATCAGCAACACCGGCTCCGCCCAGGTCAACATCGTCAAGGTCAACACGACCATCGGCACGGTCGGCACAAACGTGGTCGCCCAGCAGTTCGCGACGATCAACGCGCCTAACCTCATCACGGGCACGCGGGTGCGCGTGTATGACGAGGACAACGGCGTCGAGATGTTCAACGGCGTGCTTGCCAGCCCCGGGTTCTATCAATCTTTTGTCTATGAAGCAGACATCACCGTCACGCTTACCGCTACCTACACGAGCGGAGCAACGGCAAAGCTCGGCTTGTCAGCAACCGGCATCCTCACCGCATCGGGCGTCACGTTCCTTGCGTCGCAGGTCGATGACGCGGTCTATAACAGCTACGGGCGCGACGGTTCAAGCGCGACCGGATTTGCAGCCGACTACGTGCAAAACGACGTCAACCTGACGCTGGTCACAAGTTTCAGCGGAGCCAACCTTTACGCGTGGTGGGTTTACAACACCACGACTGAGCAAGGAATCCGCGAATTTTTCGGCGGCATTACCGCGCTCGATGTCGCCAATTTGCGGATAAACACTGGGATGGTTAGCGTGTTCCTCGATAACGGCACGGCATCATTCATCTATCAAATCGACGCGATTCGCATCTTCCGCTCTGACGGTGTCTATCCAGCTCGCACGGTCACGACTGGCGGCGGCGGTATTGACGTAAACTGGCAGGATCAGGTCTACGTTGCGCCGAGTCTGGATTACAGCGCACTTGCTACACAAGCGTCGCTGAACTTGGTGAAGGCCAAGACGGACAACCTACCCGCCAATACCGCCGCCGCGATTGCGGCGATCCCGACGACGCCCGCACCTACAGCCACCGCCGTCGCGACAGCAGTCGAGGCTGAGCTTTCCGCACAACTTGACTTGATTCAGCAGAAGGCTAGCCTCGCCTCAGCTCTAAGCGCATAAGCCAATCCCCACCAACTCCAACACTGAATAACCATGAGAATTCCTAACCCCGATCAGGCCCACGCCTCAATCTCCACGACCGGCACCGCCTCGACGCTGGCGACGCTGGGATATACTCGCCACGAGGACACGGCGGCAGTGATCATTCAGGCCGTCGGCGGCGATGTCCGCATGACCTTGAACGGCACTAACCCAACGGCATCGCTCGGACTGCGCATCGCAGACGGGGACATCTTCGAGCTTGATGAAGCCGAAGCCGACGTGGCGAAATTCATCACCGCGAGCGGCACTCCTAAACTCGAAATCGCAAGCCACATCCTGTCATGAAAATCATTCGGAAATCAGGCCTAACCCCAGCCGGAGCCACCGCGCAGATTGCGGACTACCACGCTCCCAAACTCTACCACGACTTCTCCGCCCATCCCGACGGCACGATCCTTACCCTCGGAGATCTCCCTGACATCGGGATGAAATGGAGGTGGTCGGCTCCATCGTCCATCGCGCCAATCATCACAGGTGGATATTTGCGGGGAGGTGCGGCGGGCGAGCTTTTTTACTTCGGCACTGAAATGCCCGAGCCGATCAAAACCATAACTTTTGATCTCGAATTTGTCGGTGATGGGGCAGGCATCGGGGATACCCCCTGCATTTACGCTTTCAACAATCAACCGCTGCTAGATGAAGACGGGAACGGAATCCGTCTGAAAGCCGGAATGCTTCATGTAGAGGTTAATCAAAAGGGGATATCCAAGTTTGGTTTCAGCGAGGTGGATGGAGCTTTTTTCCAGACCATGCCCCCCATGAATGTCACCATAACGGGGGACGGATCAACGCCTTATTCCAACAACGCAGCAGGCGGAACACTAAATGGTCGTGGGCGGCATCAGATTTCTTTCACATTTGTGGGCAAGGACTGCCTTGTGACAGTGTTGGGGCAGACATGGGTGTTCCGACATCCTCCCGCTCGCGGAACACTGAATTTTTCCGGCATCCCATCGGATGGGGATACGTTCACAGCGGGCGGTGTCACTTACAGGTGGAAAAACACACTGGCCCTCGCAAATGACGTAAAAATCGGGGCGAGCATTCTGATTTGCGCCACGAATGCCTCTGCTGCATTGAATGCCGGATCGGGAGCGGGGACACTTTACGGCACAGGAACCGTTCAAAACCCCCTTGTGCGCGGTGAATTGGCTACCTCCACACAGTTGAGCATGGGAGCGCGTCGTGCTGGCCCCGTTGGGAACGCAATCACCATTTCTGAATCCGGGGCGAACACCACCGTCTCCGGCGCGACCCTTACGGGTGGCGAGCGCACCCCGATACAGGCAATGGGGCCTGCACTTCACTGGTGGTATGAGTCGCAATATGATCTGGTCGGCAACAGGGGACATGCTCGGCTTTACAGGGTATTTGCAAACGCCCCCGAGGGATACGACCTAGCGAGGCAGGAACCCATTGTCTCAAGACTCGCGACAGACGGGCAGCTCACACTTAACCAGGAACTTACGTTCTCAGGAAACAACACGCATTCTGGCTCTTTGAGTGTGACAGGCTCTTTTAGCGCGATTCCTTTCGCCGGGAGCGGTAGCAATAAGCCCGCTTACAACATCAACCTGCTGACCTCCGAACTGTCATCCGCCGCCTCCGCATCCGGCCAAGCCATCCTTTCCATAGGTGATAGAGAGCTAACCAGCAACGGGGCATGGACAGAAGTGGTAATTGATGGCGTTTTTGCCGCGAACGCAAACAACAAGCGAATCCAAGTTACAAACGCCATCGGGACGCTAATTGATACCGGGACAGTCACACACTCCGGCAAACGGTTCAGGCTAACCATTTTCAAAAAACGCAACTCCTCAAACCCATCCCGTTGGCTCAGCACGCTGGAAATACAGGACAATCCAACCGTCTGGGCGACGCTCACATGGGGCTTTACTAGCGCCCTCTCAGCGTCGGTTTTGGTTTCAGGTGTCGCGGCTGGTGACGTTTACATCATGGGCGGTAAATACACAGTTGGGCTACCGTAAATTATCATAATGAACTGGTTCCAAGAGAAAATCTTTTACTCAGCTCCCCTCGAACCCCCTCAGCCAGCCCCCACACAATGACCGTCCCTACCGAATGGATTCTGACCGTGCTGATCAATGCGGCAACCTGACCCGACAAAACCCCGCTCGACCCTAGACTCGTCGCCCGCCTACCTTCGCACCAATGAGTCCCCGCCCTTACATCACAGCCGGAATGATCCTGACCCGCAACGCGGGCGCGATCCCTCAGCACATCGTCGCCGATGGGCAGGCATGCTTCCGGATGGCGATGATCGACAAGCGGGCCATCAACGTGGAGGCTCGCACCGCCGAGTTCTCATTCAGCTCCGACATCGAGCTGGAACGCTGGCCGGGTATGATCGAGGTTCTGTCCCACGCCCCCGACGCGGTGGACATGAGCCGCCTGCGCTCCGGCGCTCCCCTTCTTTTCAATCATGACGTGGACAAGTATGTCGGCGTCGTCGAATCCGCAACCATAGGTGCAGACCGGAAAGGCCGGTGTGTAGTCCGATTCAGCGAGAGCGACGACGGCGAGAAAGTCTGGCGCGACGTTCAGGCCGGAATCCTGGGCAATGTGTCGGTCGGATACCGCATCCGCGAAGTGAAACTAACCGAAGAACGCGACAACGTGGACGTTTACACGGTCACACGGTGGGAACCCTACGAGGTCTCCATTGTGACGGTGCCTGCGGACATCACTGTCGGAATCGGGCGCGACGCCCGCTCGTTCTTCACCAAGCCTGAAACCTCCAATCATCCAGAAAACAACATCATGAATCGTGAACAAATGCTCGCAGCGCTCCGCGCTCGCGGAATCACTGTGGCCGACGAAATCAGCGACGCTGATCTTGCCGCGCTTGTCACCCGCTCCCTCAACCCCGCTCCCGCTCCCGCGCCCGCACCAGCTACCGCCGCTCAGCGCGCTCAGGTCGTCAACGAGCCGACTCCCGCCGAAGCCGTGAAGGCCGAGCAGGATCGTGTTCGCGCGATCTTCGCCGCTGGCAAGCAATACGAAGCTGGCGACCTCGCCCAGGAAGCAGTCGAGAAAGGCCAGACCCTCGAACAGTTCCGCACCACCCTTGTCGATCACCTCGACAAGCGGAATAAGTCCGTGGTCGACGGCACCCGTCCCATCGGCCTGAGCGAGAAGGAGTCTCGCGGCTTCAGCATGATCAAGCTCTTCCGCGCACTCTGCGCCGAGCCTGAGCAAGCGAAGAAGTTCCGCGACGAAGCCGCCTTCGAACTCGAAGCCTGCCGCACCGCCGCCGACGCGATGACCCACCGCTCCGCAAAGGGCACGGTCATTCCCGTTGACGTTCTCCTCCAGCCGCTCAAGGGACAGCGTGCCGATACCATCGTCGGCGCGAAGACCGCTTCCGGCTACACCAACGCTGGCACGAACAGCATCGAGACGGTGCTTCTCACCACCTCGTTCATCGACCTGCTCCGCAAGCGTTCCGCGCTCATGGGTCTCGGTTCCGAGCTTGGCGGTCTGGTCGGTAACATCGACATCCCGAAACAAGCGACCGGCCCTGCCGCAAGCTGGATCGGCGAAGACGAAGCCGCTGAATCGACCGGCATCACGTTCGGCCTCGTGAGCCTCCGTCCGAAGACTCTCTCCGCACGCGGCGAGCTGACTCGAAAGTTGCTCATGCAGAACTCGCTCGGTGTCGAAGCCCTCTTCCGTCGCGACCTCGCGACCGTGATGGCTCTCGAAATCGACCGCGCCGGTCTCTACGGCACGAACGCCAACAACCAGCCAAGAGGTCTCTCCCTCCAGTCCGGCATCAATGCCGACATGTGGGCCGCCGACGACGCTCCCACCTTCGCCGAACTGGTGAAGATGGAAACCGAGATCGCCGCCGACGACGCGGACGTGGAGAGCATGCTCTACATCTTCAATGCCCGCATGCGCGGTCACCTGAAGACCACGCAGAAGTTCAGCGGCGGTGGCGACACCGGCACGATCTGGGAACCCGGCAACACCGTGAACGGCTACGCTACCCGCGTCTCCAATCAGGTGACCACCGGCGACGTGTTCTTCGGAAACTGGGCCGACATGATGATCGGCATGTGGGGTGGCCTCGACGTGACTGTCGATCCTTACACCCACAGCGACAAAGGCCGTATCCGCATCACGCAGTTCCAAGACGTGGACTTCGCGATCCGCCGTCCGGAGTCGTTCTCCTGGTTCAAGACCAACCCTGCCTAATGGGTTGCCCTGAATGATCCTCAAGGGGCGGGTGGTTATGCTGCCCGCCCCTTTTTCCATAAGTAGAAGCACCAACAAAAATGAAAATCAAACTACTCCGCAACATCGGCATCGAAGGCAAAATATACCAGACCGGGGAGGTCGTCGAAGTGAACCGCACGTTCGGCCTCCAGCTCATCAGCGCAAAGCGTGCTGAGGCCGTTACCGTCGAAGGCGAGCCGGAACCCGAACCCGCAACGGGAGGCGTGATCAGCACCGAGAACGGTGTCGCTCCGTTTCCAGAAGGCGAGGCGGAACCCGCCAAACCAACTCCTAAGAACGGACGAGGCAAATGATCCGCGATCCCCTCAGCGTGTTTCTCAAAGACTTCTCCGAAGACGACGAAATCGTTTTCGAGTGGGAGGATGGAACGAAGACGTTGAGGGGCATCTTCGACGATGGCTTCATTGACGCGGAGACCGGCGAGACCGTCCTCGACACGACCCAGCCCCGGGTGACGTGTGCGGAGTCTGACTCCGTCGGCATCCCGCGTGAAGCCATGACGACGATCCGCGGTAAAGCCTACTCGGTGTCCCGCCCTCCGCAACCCGACGGAACCGGCTTCGCAGTGATCCAGCTCGCGCACGAACCATGAGCACCGAAGGAAACAGATTCGAGCCAGCCGCCGCACAGAACCTTCTCGCGCTCTTCGTCTTTCAGGATTGGGAGCGCGTGAAGGAACTGCTGGGTGTCTTGCAGAAAGAAATGAAGGCCGCGCTCAGAGTGGCCGTCCGTAAGACCGGCCAATGGGCAAACCGTGAAGGCGCGCGCGGTCTGGCGAAAGCCGCCAACGTCCCGCTTCACACCCTCCGCAAAGGCCTGCGGATCAAGTTTCAATACCAGTCCGTCAAGGGCTACTCGACCGCCCGTCTCTGGTATGGCCTCAACCCGATCAGCCTGAAATACCTCGGCGCGAAGCAGCAGAAAAAAGGCATCCGCTCACGAGGCACCACCTACAAGGGCGGGTTCATTTCCGGCGCACTCGGTGGCCATGCGTTCCAGCGCGTGGGCAAGGAAAGGCTCCCGATCAAGCAACTCGACCACTCCATCGAGGCGAAGAGCACCGCCTACCTCGCGGAGTTCGAAACCCGTGTCGCGGCGAAGTTCGTCGAATTTTTCTTCATCGAACTGGACAAGGCCACAGGCCGCGACGAAGGCGATTCAGCCGGCATCGTCGGCAACCTCAATATCGCACGCGCATGAAACAACCCACCACCGACATCGACGATCTCCACGAGGCGATCAAAGACGCGCTCACCGCGAAGTATCCCGACGCGACCGTGGCGTTCTACGGCAGACCAGGCGACCGCATCGTCACGCCTGGAATTTTGCTGGAGATGGAGGACATCCAAGCCGACGACCCGGACGACATCGGCACGGAGCAACTGCCGTGCGTGCTCAACTTCAACGCCTACTGCGTGCTCGACTACAAGTCCGGGCAGAAGCAGGCGGTCAAGACGCTGGCTGGCGCCGTGCTGGCGTTCGTGCGCGGAAAGCGCTGGGGAGTGCCAGTCGGCGCGGCGAGTGCGCTGGGTGCCTACCCCGACGTGATCCGAGGCAAAGAGGATGACTACGAGGTCATGCGCGTGGAGTTCTCGCACGAGGCTCTGCTCGGCGCGGACACATGGCGACTGGACTCCGAGGACGAGGAAGGCAACCCGCTCCCGTCCGCCTCCGAGGTCTACTCTTCCGGAGGCCTTGCCGGAGAAACACCTAACCCGCCCGTGCAGATCACCGAATGAGCGCAGAGATCGGAGACCTTCAACGCCGCATGGCGAACCTGTTCCGCGTCGGCAAGATCGCTGAAGTCGAACGCTCGACGGGGCGGGTCAAGGTGCAATTCGGCGAGGCCGTCACGGCGTGGCTTCCGTGGATGACTGGCCGAGCCGGTGCGGTGAAGGACTGGAACCCGCCAAGCATCGGCGAGCAAGTCTGCGTTTGCTCACCGATGGGCGAACTCGAGTCAGGCTTCGTGATGTTCGGATCGATCAACACGAGCGAATACGGCGCGCCGACCGCCGCCGACAACACTTACCGCATCGACATCCCAGCGGGTGGGAACTTCGAGATTCGAGTGGGAGGCGCAACGCTTAGTTTCTCGGGCGGGAAAATCACCGTGAACTGCAACATCGAGACATCCGCCGACGTGAAGGCCGGAACGATAAGCCTGAAGGACCACACTCACGTTCACACGGCTTCCGAGCCAGCTCCGACCGGAGCACCAATCCCTTGAAGTATGAAGCCTCTAACATTGACCGACTGTAACTACACCACCGTTCCCGGCAAATGGCCGTTCGTATTGACCTCCGATCTCGTCACAGACCTTTGCCTTGGGCTGTGCGGAGAACACACGTTAGTTCATCGCGGAAGGATGATGGGGACGCTTGTCGATGACAGGCTGACGATATTCGCCGGGTATGCGTCCGACGGCGCGAGTCCGCATTTCTTCACGATCGGGAAGCTCAGGTTCGGAACACCGTCGCACCGGAAGACCGCTCCCGGGTTCTTCGTGCACGATTTCCTCTATCAGTTCGGCCGCCTGCCGTGCTGCCCGTGGACCTTCTCGCAAGCCGACGACGTCCTCTATCACCTCATGCGTCAGGAAGGCAGCATTCTAGCTGCTCCCTATCATGCCGCGGTTTCGATCTTCGGCGGACTGCACCGCAAAATTACCGGTTCCAGTTCCGCAGCCATCTCCTGCAATACCAAACACAAGACCGCGCCATGACCAGAGATCATATCATCGCGATGCAAACCAAGATCGGTGTCACCCCGGACGGGTTCTGGGGGCCGAAGTCACAAGCCGCGTGCCGCGCCTACCTCCGTTCGCTCATGCCGACTCCGAACCCGTGGCCAGCGTCCGACCAAGCATCGCTCCGCGCGTTCTACGGAGAGCCAGGGGACGAGGCCAATCTGGTGATGATCGATTTCCCCTACCCGATGTTCTACGGCGGGATCCGCGTCACGCGCACCCGCGTTCACCGGAAGTGCGCAGCCTCGTTGCTCCGAATCCTCACGGCGATCCGTGACCTGATCCCGCGACTCCCGCACATCAAGGACGAGGCCGAGGACTACGGAGGAATCTACAACGACCGGAACAAGCGGGACGGCAGCACGAAGAGCCTTCACGCATGGGGGGCAGCAATCGACCTCGACGCGGACGACAACACGTTCCGGGACACGTGGCCGCTGCAAGCTGACATGCCGCTCGAAATCATGGAGGCGTTCGCCCGTGAAGGCTGGGTTTCGGCTGGGGCGTTCTGGGGCTTCGATAGCATGCATTTTCAGGCGACCCGCTGAATTTCCTCGACAACTTCCGCAGCGTTGGCAACTTGCCCTCGCATCATTGGTTGGTGCACCGCCTGTCCTCTTTCCGCCGTGACTCCGTAAGGATAGCGAGAGAGGGCAGGCACCCAAACGGGAGGGTTCGAGCTTATCGACGGAATGCTTCGGCAAGCGCGTCAATACCTTGGGCACTCCCGCCAAACGCAGCGTAGAGCAGTTGGCAGCTCGCTTGGCTCATACCCATGAGGTCGTCAGTTCGATCCTGACCGCTGTAATTTCTTGGTTTAATATTCTTGAATGATCTTTATAAATCCGTAGCTTCAAGTCGTGCCACTAAAGGACCAAGAAAAAAGGAGGGAATACCATCGTGAATACATGCGCAGGCGACTTGAAAAAGATCCGGTGTTCAAAGCGAAGCACCTTGCTAGGGTTAAGAAAAACGCTAGAAAAACGACTGTTCATATAAAAATTTTGCTCTCCGACTTTAGATCAAAAGGATGCAAAAAATGCGGAGAGACTTGTCACGCCTGTTTGGATGCTCACCATATTGACCCATCCACAAAGGACTTCACTATTGGAGCTGTTTCAAATGGACAAAAAATAGGAAAGGGCAAGATTGAAAAAGAGCTGGAAAAGTGCGTCTGTCTTTGTAAAAACTGCCACGCCAAACTGCACGCAGGTTTGATCGAATTGTAACCGGTTCAAATCCCGCCCCTGCAATTGCTTTCCCCGTGGCTAGTGTTCTCCCGTCACCCTCGCCGGTGGCGGGAGTTTCTGTTGGGAGACAAAACCCCGCTCGACCAAGGGCAACGCCGTTCCTACCGTGCGACGAATGCGAGGCACCAACGCAAGAACCGGAAAAATCCTCTCCGGACTGGCTCACCTTCGGCAGTCGATCAGGGACATTCTGACGACTCCTCTGGGTTCGCGTGTCATGCGCCGGAACTACGGCTCCAGGCTCTTCGACCTGGTCGATAATCCGCTCAACGAGCAAACCCTCGTGGATCTTTTCGCGGCCACTGCCGAGGCTCTGATCCGTTGGGAACCGCGCTTGCAGGTCACCCGCGTGCAGGCGAGACGATTCACAGCAGAGGATGCGAGCGTGCCGAGTGCTCCGATCCAGATTGGCCCACCCGGCATTATGATCGGCGGGACGCTCACCCCAAACGCCACCGGCTTCCTCCCGCGCATCGCCGACATAGACGGGAAACCGGCTTATGGGGTGGGCGACGCCACCACGGTTTTCCCGTCCATCATTGTGCAATGGCAGGCCGCCACCAGCACATCGGGACGCTGGGTGATGGGCTATTACCCGAATATCTCCGGAGGCTCCGCGTGGACGACGGGTATCCGAGAGTTCGCCCTGCAACCGACGCCTAACCTCGCCCCCGACTGGGCACCCGCCGTAGCTATTGGCGACGGTGCGGTACCCACCGGAACGCCGATTATCACCGAAGCAGCTCCCCCGGTCGCCACCGCTTCCGTTCCACAGAACTCACGCGCTGGCTCAATCGTCATCGACCTTGAGGCGATCTACCTCCCGACCGGCCAACCCGTATTCCTCGACGGCATCGTAATATGAATGCGTTCACCAACATCGACCTTTCCAGCTTGCCCGCGCCCGTGGTGGTGGAGCAGCTCAGCTTCGAGACGATCTTCGCCGCGATGCTCGCCGACCTCCAGGCACGCGATCCGGAGTTCTCCGCGCTCGTGGAGTCCGATCCGGCGTATAAAATTCTCGAAGTCGCGGCATACCGCGAGGTGATCATCCGCCAGCGCATCAACGACGCTGCCAGGGCGACCATGCTTGCCTACGCTCTCGGCTCCGATCTCGACCATATCGGCGCACTCTTCGGGGTGACGCGGCTTGTGATCACCGAGGCGAACCTCTCCGCGATCCCGCCCATCCCCGCAGTGATGGAATCGGATGCGGACTTTCGCGGACGCATCACGCTTTCGCTCGAAGGTTTCAGCACCGCAGGGCCGGAGGGTGCCTACATCTTCCACGCGCTGTCCGCGCATCCTGACGTGCTAGACGTTTCTGCTACGTCTCCCGACCCCGGCGAAGTCTTGATTTCTGTTCTCTCACGCGTCGGCAACGGACAGCCCACGACCACGGTAATAAATGCAGTCGCCGCCGCTCTCAACGACGAGTCTATCAGGCCTCTAACTGACCTCGTTACCGTGCAGGCCGCGTCGAAAGTAAATTACCACATCACGGCGTCGATCTACACCTATCCCGGCCCCGATTCCTCAGTGGTTCTAACGGCTGCTATCGACGCGCTCGACGCCTACATTGCAAGCGTTCTGAAGGTGGGCTTCGACATTACTCTATCGGGAATTTACGCCGCGCTCCACCAGCCCGGAGTGCAGCGAGTGAACCTAACTCACCCGACCTCAAACATCACGATCAATGAAACCTCATACGGGCACTGCACACACAGAACCGTAACGCTTTCAGGCACCGATGAATGATCTTCTGCCCATCTCCGCGACGAGCCAAGAGCGAGCAATCTCGCTCGCGGTGGAACGTGCGGCGACTGTTCCCACGCCGATCCGTGACCTGTGGAGCGCTGACGCGTGCCCGGTTGTCCTGCTGCCGTGGCTGGCCTGGGCGCTCTCGGTCGATACTTGGGATCCAAACTGGACGGAAACCATCAAGCGATCAGTCGTGCGCACGTCGATCAGCACGCACCGCCAGAAAGGCACTTCGGGTGCTGTTCGCGGTGCGCTGGCCTCGCTGGGTGCTGACTCGCAGCTCGTCGAGTGGTTCGAGAAATCGCCGACCGGAACTCCGCACACCTTCACGATCTACATCGTCAACCCTAACGCGACAATCGCCATGCAAGACGCGATGGCAAAAGCAGTGGATCGAAACAAGCCTTTGCGCTCGCACTACGACATCATCTTCGGCACGACTGGCAGCGGCGAGGTGAACATCGTCGGAGTTCTTCGCCCCGCGATTTTCGCCCGCCTCAACGCACTAGCTACCTACTGACATGTCACTCCAATTCCTACTCACCACCGCTGGCAAGAACGCGATTGTAAACGCGAACAACACCGGCACGAACCCGATCACTATCGCCAAGGTTGGCATCGGCTCAGTCAGTTGGACTCCGACCGTTGCAGCCACCGCTCTGAACACCGAGATCAAGAAGATCACGGCCACTGGTGGAGGTGCCGTCGCCGACGACACGATCCACGTCACCGCGAACGACTCCTCGACCGATACCTACACGGTCCGGGAAATCGGCTTGTTCACTGCCGACAATACGCTCGTGGCGATCTACTCTCAGTCTAGCCCCATCATCACGAAGGGTTCTGGAACCGTCGCGCTCATCGCGGTGGACTTGGTCATCACCGGCGTTCCCGCTGGCTCGGTCACCGTGGGCGACACCACGTTCAGCTACCCGCAGGCCACACAGACCGTGAAGGGCGTTGCCGAAATCGCGACGACCGCGGAAGTGAGCGCAGGCACCGATGACGAGCGCATCGTCACTCCCGCCAAGCTCGCAGCCGGGTATGTGAAAAAGACCGGCGACACGATGACGGGTGCGCTCACGCTGCCGGGTGATCCGACAGCGGGGCTTCATGCGGCTACCAAAGAATACGTCGATCAGCGCACGGCAGGCGACACGATCCCCATCGGCACGGTGGCTTATTTCTCGGCGAACACGCCTCCAGATTCGTGGCTGGAGTGTAACGGGCAGGCAGTCAGCCGCACGACCTACGACGTTCTCTTCGCCCGGATCGGGACGAGCTTCGGCGTAGGGAACGGCACGACGACCTTCAACATCCCCGACCTTCGCGGCGAGTTCATTCGGGGCTGGGACAACGGACGCGGCATTGATTCGGGACGTGCTTTCGGATCGTTCCAGGGCGACACCGTCGGCAACCACGCGCACGACCAGCACGTGTATGGACCTGTATCAGGATTCGACAACGGCCCATATGCAACATCCGGCACGAATCAGGTGGTGGACGCTAGCGAGACGCGCCCGCGCAACGTCGCGCTCCTGCCCTGCATCAAGGCAAAGAGGCTCTCCGAAGTTGACGCAGCCCTCTTAGGACAGGCCGAGGACATCTACGTCCGGAAGTCCGGCAGCACGATGACCGGCACGCTCACCGGCCCTGGCTACATCGGCAACGCGAGCACCGCCTCGCAACTCGCCACCGCTCGCACCATCGCTCTCGGAGGCGACCTCTCCGGATCAGCCTCGTTCTCGGGTGCGGCCAACGTCACGATCAACGCGACGGTTGCCTCTGCCTCGACCACGGCAGCGGGCAAGGTCGAGCTGGCCAACAACACCGAGACGCAGACCGGCACCGATACCGAGCGTGCGGTGACTCCAGCGGGACTCGCATCTGTGACGGCCACCACGACACGAGCTGGCCTCATCGAACTAGCTACGCAGACGGAAACCGACACCGGAACAGATACAGTGCGAGCGGTCACGCCTCAGACACTGCGGCTGACCCCCGGGCTTTCAAGGGCATGGGTTAATTTCAGCGGAGCTGGGACGGTCGCAATTCGCTCTTCGCACGGGGTCTCATCAATCACTGACCGTGGCGTCGGACGCTACACGATCAACTGGGATGGAGTTTTCGGAAGCTCTCTCTATGCCTTCGTTGGCACCGCCCGCCAGATCAACGACGTTTCCGACTCGTGCACGGTGTCGCCGCGTTCGAGCGAAACGAAGACCACATCCGCTCTGCAAATCACCGTGACGGAAGGTTCAGACGTTCAGGACTCTGACGAAATCTGCGTCGTCGCCTTCGCATAACCAAAGCCAAGCCATGTCAAAAATCATCATCTACCAAGACCTCGACGGCAGCACATGCATTGTGCATCCGGCGCCAGGAGTCGCCCTCAACAAGGTCATCGCGTCGGCGGTTCCGGAGGGCGTGGAGCATAAAGTCATCGAAGACGACCAGCTCCCGCAGGATCGCTATTTCCGCGACGCGTGGAAGCTGGACGCCGGCGCGATTGCCATCGACATCGAGGCGGCGAAAGAGGTTCAGCGCAACGTGTGGCGGAAGCTCCGCGCGCCTAAGCTCGATGCGCTCGACATGGAACTCATGCGCGCGGTCGAGGCGGGATTGAGCACGGCGAAGCGCAATGAGATCGCCGACAAGAAGCAAGCTCTCAGAGACATCACCACCACCCCGCTTCCGGACGACCTGGAGGCGATCAAGAACGCCATCCCCGAACCACTACTCTAACGCATGAAAACGACCATCATCGGACTGCTCGCGGCCGCCGCCGCCGCGTTGCAAAACACCGTCCAAAACGGAGCGGAGATCACCGACTGGAAGACTTGGATTCTTCCGGTTTCACTCGCCGCTCTCGGCTACCTCTCGAACGACAGAACAGCACGATAATGGACACCGCAACCGCCTCTCAACTCGTCGTGCCCGTCTCGTGGGTGCTTGCAGTATTTGGCCTCCTCGGCGGTGTCATCGCGACGCTTGCCGGGATCATCTACCGCAGCCTCACCGACCGACTCTCCGTGCAGGATAAGATCATCGAGAAACTTCAGGACGACATCGACCGACTCTCGAAGGGATGCGGCCACGGCTCGTGCATCTGGAAAACACGCTGACAAAACCCCGCTCGACCCCAAGAACACCCACCCATAACTTCCCACCATGTCCGAGACATTCCTCCACGGCGTCCAAGTCCTCGAAGTCGAAAGCGGCGCACGCCCGATCCGCACCGTCCGCAGCTCTGTCATTGGCATTGTCGGCACTGGCGACTCTAACGGCATCAAAGCGGCAGTAAACATCGGCACCGGCAACGGTG